GATGGGTATTAAGATGCAGGGTAAAAACGGATTATTTACTCCGCCAACATATAGCCACATTTATAATCTAAAGACTGTTCAAATGTCTAACGACAAAGGAACATGGTTTGGATGGGATGTATCTAAAGTTGGCCCTGTAACTGACAAATCAATCTATGACATCGCTAAAAACTTTGCTGAAAGAGTAGGAAAAGGTGAAGTACAGGCGAAACATGGATCTGAGGAAACTTCTAGTACACCATACTAACCTAATCCTAGGTAGTGGGCGTTTAAGCGAGAGTGGAGACGCCCACTTTTTAACATGATTGAAAAGTTTAAAAAAATATTTTCGGGATTAGAAGAAAGATTTGGATACCACGTTTTAGACTCTACCAATGGTGATGGTAAAAAATCTGGGATATCCTTTACATCTTCTTATGCACATACAGATGAGATGTGGAAAGCTCATTTAGAAGGGATTAAATTTTCCGTAAAAACAAAAAATAAAACTATAGAGGCAGACAGTTTAGGTCTATGTCCAATAAAAAGTGATAGCACATGTATCTGGGGTGCTATAGATTTAGATGATTACAAACCAGACGTAAAAGAATTATTTAAAAAAATAAAAAGTATTAATGTACCATTTATACCTTTTAAATCTAAAAGTGGAGGAATTCATTTATATATTTTTTTAACAGAACCTGTAAAGGCTTTATTATTAAGAGAAAAACTACATAGTATTAAAAATATATTTGGAGATTGTAAACCAGATAAAATTTTTCCTGTGCAGAAATATTTAAATTTAGACAAAGGTTCTGCAGGAAGTTGGATAAATTTACCTTATCATAATGTAAAGAAAACGGTACGGTATATGATAAAGGAGGATGGCAGTTCGGCCACAATTGAAGAGTTCTTTGAACACTACGAAAGAAATAAAGTAACTCCAGAACAACTTAAAAAACTAAAATCAAACATAGACGAAGGCGACTCAGGGGATTGGTTCCAAGATGGACCGCCTTGCATGCAAGCTCTTGCAAAATTTGGAATACAACGAAGTCAAAGGAATGAAGTTCTTTTGGATATGACAAGATATGTTAAGCAAAGATATCCTGAAGAATGGAAAAAACAAACCCATAAATATAATGAAAAGTTTTTTGAACCTATTGGAAAAGGTATGGGATATGATGAAGTTGGAAATGTTATAGGGTCAAGAGAGAAAAAAGATTATAAATATAGATGTGATCAAGATTGGTTAAAAACTTATTGTAATAGAGAAGAATGTATAAAAAGAAAATTTGGGGTAGGTGGAGGAGCCACAACCGAAGTTGTTTTAGGTCCTCTTTCCTTTGTTAAATCTACACCAAAGATGTGGTATCTTGGTTTTAATGGAGATGAAGTTAGACTTAACTCTAAGGAATTACTTAGGCAAGATTTAGCTAGAGAAGCAGCTACAGAACAAACTGGGAAAACTCCAAAGAAAACAAAAAACTGGGATGAACAAATTAGATTACTTCAAGAAAAAGCAACACCAATAGACGCCCCAGAAGAAAGTCAACCAACTGTTCAAATTAAATCTTATTTAGAAACTTTTTGTTTCAATCTAAGGCAGACAACTAAAAAGAAACAATTATTATTTAATAGACCTTATCATGAAGAGGGTAAGGTAAGATTTATATTTAGTGGTTTTTATAAATTTTTAAAAACTAATGATTGGTCTATTGGAGAAGATATTACACACCAGATGCTTAAAAAAATGAAAGGGGTTAGTAGAGAAAAATTTCATATAGAAGAAAATGTAAAGAAATGGGTTTACGTGTTGGATTCTGAGGAGTTTAAAAACAAAGAGCCAGAACAAGATGAAGTTGATTTTAGCCAAGAGGAGGCTCCATATTAATGGATAGTTTTTATAAGAAAAGATATAAAATACTTGGAGGTCCTGGATGTGGAAAAACAACTAGAATTATAGAAATTTTAGACAATTATTTTAAAGCTGGATTACAACCTAGTCAAGTTCTAATGATAGGTTTTGCAAAAGCTACTGTTAATAGATTACAGGAAAAGGTGGTAAAAGATTTAAAATTTACAGAAAAACAAGCTGAAAGTATAAAAACTATTCATAAATACTGTTTCGATAAAATACCTGGGCATGAAGTCTTTAATCACAAAGCTAAAAGAGAATTTACAAAGAAAATAAAAACAGATCCAGATAATTGGGTAATGTTGGATACGGATAAAGATAAAGAAGACGATACTTTTGCTATATGGACAGAGGAAGAAGATAAAAAATTATATTTAATATTTCAACTTATTGGCTATGCAAGACATTCTAGAAAAAAAAATATAGAAGAAATATTAGAGTTTCATGGAAAACATAAAGATTATAAATTTGCTAGAATTCAACAGCATGAAATTAAATACTGTTACAAAAGTTATATTAGTTTTAAAAAAAATAATAACATGGTTGACTTTGAAGATATGTTAGAAAAAGCTTTGGTAGACTCTATTAATTTTCCAGAATACAAAGTGGTAATGGTTGATGAGGTTCAAGACTTAACTCCCCTTGAATGGAAAGTTATTTCTAAAATAGGACGTAGAACAGAGGAATTATTTTTAGTTGGAGATGACGATCAAGCTATTTATGGTTGGAAAGGATCTAATGTAAAAATTTTTCAAAAATGGCCTTGTAAAAAAGAAAATATACAAATACTTCCTAAAACTCACAGGCTCCCTGTTAATGTTTATAATTTAGCACAAGAGATTATAAGTGATGTTACTAATAGAATAGGAAACGAATACGAACCTATGAAAGAAAAATTAGGGGTTGTATCATCAATTTATAATACGAGTGAAATGGATGATATTTTGAACATTAACTCCAATGCAATACTATGTGCTAGGGGATGGTTACAATGTAAACCATACGTAATATATTTAAAAGACAGGGGTTTACTTTGGAAAGAAAAATCTAAAAGTCAAGAACATATGGGTTCTTTTATATCCAGTTTTCCTGAAAAGTATCAAAAAATATTAAAAAGTTGGGACATGTTAAAAAATGGGTATGGGATTAAAGCAAAGTATTTAATAGAAATCATTAAATACTTTAAAAGAGGTTTAGTTAAACATGGAAAAAAGGAAGCTTTAACTGATTTAAATACCTGTCCCGAAGAATTTAAAGATCCAAAAAATTTATTTACTTACAAAGATATGTCGGAAAAATATTTTATTTTAGCTGATATAAATAAATCTTGGTTTGATGTATTTAATTTTACCACTTCTAGAAAAAAAGATAAGACTCAACCTAATGCAATATTTGATGATGATGAGGATTTTAATAACTATTTAAGAACATGTTATGAAAATGACTCTACTTTATCAAAAACAGATATAATTGTATCCACTATTCATGGAGTTAAAGGAATGGAAAAAGATAAAATTATTTTAAATAGCGATTGGGGTTTTTCTTATAAAAATTTTCACAGTGGAATATCTGAAAAAGAAGATGAGGAACTTAGAACTTGTTATGTTGGGGTAACTAGAGCTAAAGAAGAATTATATATAATGACCCTTGGACATAAAAATAATTTTGATTACTTAAGATGAGCGAAGAAGAATTTTATAGATTTATAATGAGAATGGAGAGAGAACTTTATGGAGAAAAAGATGAGTGATGATATATATAAAAAACAGGTAGGCGGGACACATTATAAGTCTATGGCAATTCAACCTTCAGAATTTATTAACAGAAATAATATTCCGTTTGCAGAGGGGAATGCAATAAAATATTTATGCCGGCACAAACAAAAAAATCAAAAAGAAGATTTACTAAAAGCAAAACATTATATTGACATGGCGATAGATAGAGACTATCCTGAAGAAGTGAAAGAAGAAATAAAAGAAACAAAAAATTCATGGGGGATAAATAAATGAAGTGTTTTTACTGTAATGCAGAAGTAAGATGGAATAATGATTTTGATATTGAGGATACTTTTCCAGATTCAGAACATAATATTGTAAGTATGTATGACTGTGTTGAATGTGATACTTGGTATGAAGTATTTCACGATAAAAAGGAGAAAACTAAATGATACAAAAACCTTTATTTGCGCCACAAGTTGAATGGACACCACCAGATGAGTTTCCAAATTTATCTAAATACGATGAAATAGCAATAGACTTTGAAACAAAAGATCCAGATTTAAAAACAAAAGGATCAGCTTCCGTGAGAGGTATAGGAGATGTTGTAGGTATAGCGGTAGCGGTTAAGGACTTTTGTGGTTATTATCCAATTGCTCATGAAACAGGGCCCAATATGAACCGTAAACAGGTTCTAGGTTGGTTTGCAGATGTACTAAAAACTCCTGCAGATAAAATATTTCACAACGCCATGTATGATATATTATGGATTAAAAGATTAGGGCTCACGGTCCACGGAACAGTGGTAGATACAATGACAGTGGCTTCACTTGTCAATGAAAATAGATTTAGATATGATTTAAATTCAGTTGGAGCAGAATATACAGGGATGACTAAAAATGAATCTGCTTTAAATGCTGCAGCCAAAGAATGGGGACTAGACCCTAAAGCTGAAATGTACAAATTGCCAGCGATGTACGTCGGAGAATATGCTGAAAAAGATGCTGAATTGACATTGGCGTTATGGCAAGAGTTAAAAAAAGAAATAGAGCACCAAGAACTTCATTCAATTGTTTCATTAGAACAAAGGGTTTTTCCTTGTCTAGTAGATATGAAATGGAAAGGTGTTAGAGTAGATTTAAACCAACTAGAAATTTTAGAAAAAAAATTAAAAACAACTTATTCTGATTGTGTTGAAAGAGTCAAAAAAGCAACAGGTATTTTCCCAGAAATATGGGCAGCAAAAAGTATTGCTAAAGTTTGTGATGGATTAGGAATTAAATATGAAAGAACAGAGAAAACAAATGCTCCCTCTTTTACTAAAAATTATTTATCTAAACATAAAAATCCTGTTATTAGAAGTATTGCTGCTGCGAGGCAGGCTGACAAATTAAGAAATACTTTTTTAGAATCTATAAAAAATTATGTTGTTAATGGTAGGATACATGCTGATATTCACCAATTAAAAGGTGACCAAGGAGGAACGGTAACTGGTAT